GTGGCGCTTCCTCTCCACCATAAAATGATTCGTCCATTGGAATTTCAACTCCTTCCAGCGGTCCGCATATATCACAAACACGGTCATCGTTGTTGGTGAACCACGTTTTATAGATCTTAAATTCGGGGAATTCCTTTTTCAGTTCCTCAGCCGCCATCAATTGTCCCTGCGCAAAAGCCCTCGTGGTCTCGGTCACGGCTATCATGGATGCTCTAACATCTCCAAAATACGGTTGTATAAGATCGATTATGTCTCCGATGGTATATCCACCTTCACCAACAAATCCACCTATGGCGCGCCTCACAACCTCTAGCGATGTTTCGTCTATGTCTTTTATCAGGTCGAATGCGTATTCCTCGGCCCATTTAGCGGCGCGCTCGTTGGGGGCATCAAGATCAATCCCGATCGAAATAGTCTCAGAAAAGAGGCTTATTCCGTCGGCCACACCAACCAGGATGGCGCTAATAAGCTCTGAAAAGAATCCCTTCTCGTCTGGAATTGGGGGAAGTTTTTTTGGTTTAGCTATTTTGTATTCATTGCGCAACGCTTCTAACTGTGCCTGTAACCTGCGCTTGAACAGTTCTTGCAACCAATGCTCAAGCCTGGTTTTCTCTAGTAATTTTGGCTCTCGATTGTCCCTTGATTTAATCGGTTGTTTACATCCATGACCTGTAACGAAATTTAATCTGAACGCAAGCCCCTTGTTCTTATAATCATGGTTGAATACATCGTTGAGTGGCGATCTCTCGCCAACAATTTCCGCCATTTTCTCCAGGTACGGACTGACATCAAGCCCGCGCCCGTGCAAGAATTTTATAGCGGTAATTATGGCTGGATATCCATTCATTGTTCGATAGCCCTCAGGTTCAATTCAAGCATCCTGATAACGCGTTCAATTTCATTGTCCCCCGTCAACATCCTGCGCGCCTGGTCAAATCCAGCCCCGCCCTTCACGGCTTCTACCACGTCCGCAGGAATGTTGTAGGCGGTAAATTCCGCAACCCTGCCCGCCTTCTTGCTTTTGCGCTCCCATTTGTCAAGCTCAAGCAACGCCGGCCGCATGTCCTTTGCTCCCGCCTCTTCAAATTCGCTGGTTACGTCAATTGCTGAGTTTCCTGCTTCAAACGGTTGTTCACTCTGCATCGGCTGAGGCGCGGTATACCCGGACTGTGCAGCCGCCACAATGGAGTTGCCGATCTCGTTGCCAAGCGGGTCATCCTGCCAGTATTCCGAGCGTACCTCGTCAACCGTGTGGGTCTTTGAATACTCCGCCATTTCCTGCAATCTCAATACCTTGTCAGTTATGCGAATATCTTCCGGCTCAACGATATACTCACCGCCGTATACCGGCATGAGTTTTGTTGACAGCACGCTCCCTATCTTCTGCAGCATCGGGTATACCTTGAAGTCGATCAGGGTTGCCTTCCCGATCCTGGCATTGGCCTCGGTCGCATTGACCGAAAGGATAGATGACAGCCCAGGCGCGATTGCTGAATAAATCTCGTCTCGGTTTGCCAGGCGGCTCGAAAGAAATTCCATGTCCTTCTGTGATGCGGTGGACTGTAACCACTGCACCCCGCCAGCCTTTACGTTACGCAGAAGCATGAAGTTGCGCATCGCCGCCGACTTGTCAACATCACGCTGTATCAACTGCCAGTCGTCATCCGGAATTGGATCGGCGAACGCGAGAATACCAGGCAAGCGTCCATTGGATTTGACGAATAACTTCTTGTTCCAGTTCTGCATCCCAATATCAGAATCCATGATGGTACGCAGCGGGTCAAGGTTGCTCATTCCGGTAAACATGCTATCAGGGTTAAATCCGTTAAAGGCGATCACCTCCTGCGGTTCAAGCCGGATAAGCCGCCCGTCGCCGGGATCGTAGTCGTACCCCTTGATATACAGTTTCCCATCAGGGATAGGGGATATTTGCCTCGTCGGTATCAGCCACAATTCTACCGGCTGCCGGTTCGTGCCGTAGTTCACCCACCAATAAGCGGTATTGCATACCGACATATACGCGAGCGTGGCATAGATAAGATCGCTCCGGCTCATGGTCGGGTTGGGAGAATCTATCAGCCGCTCAAACTCGTGATTCGGTACGTCAACTGTCTTTTCACCCTCTCGCCGCTTCACGTTCCAACGCGCACCGCTCCCGATGGTCGCCACTTTGTCAACGGCGATATTCACCCATGAGACGCGCTGGAAGTAAGAGATTTTATTCCGGTTGTCGGTGTATTGCGGATAGGACAACGATTCAATGTCCGCCGTGTTGAGTAGCCACTTCGCCATTTCCGGCGGCGCTTTGTAGTAACCGAGCCTTGTTATGATCTTGTCAAATATTCCCATTGTTGCTCCTATCCCGCGAATGCGATCACACTGCGGGGGTTGAATCCCTCCATATCGTTTTCATACGCATAGCGGAGCGCATCTATCAGGTGGTTGTTCTTGTCCACCGGAATTTTAAGCGCATTCCCTGCTGCGTCTTCTCTCCACTTATACTGTGATAACTCATTTCTCAAATTGATACATCCTGAATCAATAATAATTTCCTGCCTCTTCAGCCAGTCAATACCGAATGTTACTGAATCCTTGCCCTTCTTTGCCCCTACCGCGTGAACGCCATATTTATTCAATTCCTGTATGCTCTTCGGCTCTGCGCTATCGCATACAACCATGTCACCCGTCTTTCGTGATACCTCAATAGCCAGCAGGTCATTCGTCAACCCCGTTTCGTAAATCTCATCAAACACGTAAATCCTGCCCCGCATCCTGTCGTAGTGAGTAAATACCACCGCCGCCGGATCACTCGAAAACCCAAAGTCAAGCCCTACCCGCCTGTTGGTAAACTGGTCACGCATCTCACTCAAATCCTCCACCCGCCAATTATTGAAAATGACATGCCCCAAGACCCCCCACAACCCCTCTGAATAAACGCTAAAATAGTATTTATCTTTTTCGTTTTGTAGTCCGAGAACGTCCTCTGTTGTAAGGAATTTGTTGTCTCGGTAAGTTGTTCGCAATATGGATACGCCATTATCTCTGTATTCTTTTTGGTCGTCCGTCCAAGCAATTTCAGAAAAATACTCTTTGTAAATCCAACTCGTTTTTAGTACTGGGTTAAAAGACATTGTTAGTCTTTTTTTTGTTCTTTCGTCGCCGCCCCTTTGTCGCTTAAGTAATTGTTTTATAGACGACTGCTCTGTTTCTGTCGCCTCTTCAACTCTAACATCAGTCCATACCCCCTTCGCTGGAGTAAGCGATTTTAATTTTTCAACATCGTCTAATCCAACAAAAACCATTTGATAACCATTTGTGCAAGTAATAGTTCCGTCAGTTTTATTAATCGTGAAAAGGTGTTGTAAATTCCACTCATTTATTACCTTCACGACCTCTTGAATTACAGACCCGCGCAAAGTCCTTCCCACCTGCCTACAAACAAGAAAGTTGCGCCCCCCCTTCATAACGTCAATAACATCTCTTTGCGCTAGAAATACACTTTTTCCGCTAGACGCCCCGCCGTAATAAATTTGTATTCGCGCCATTTCGTCTAAATACGGAATATATACTGAGTTAAAAACAGATAAATTAATTTCAACTTCAGGCATCCACGATTCCCCTTTTATTTGCCCAATATGCCTTCATAGTCAAAGAGGTTTTTATTTTTGTTTCGTCTGTAATAACTCTCTTCCTCCGCGCAATTTTTAGTTTTTCTATCGTTTCTTTTGAAGGAACATATCCCTTTTGGGATTCGCTGATTTTCTTCCTTGTTTCAACGCTAGGGGACTTCCTTCCAAGTTCAAGTGCCCGCGCCTGGTTTTCGTTAATCGCTTTTCCTTTGTGGGATTCGGATATTTTCCTGCACCTTTCTTTTGAATATTTTCCGCGAGGCTTTCCAGACCATATTTGTGACATCTTCTTTTTAGATTCTTCCGTATGCCTAAACCCAGTATGAATTAAAGACATTCTTTGTTTTGATTCATCGCTAAACCTAAAACCAAGCATGCCATTGGCAAATTTATTTGTGTTATATTCCGGAAAACATGCATCAAGATATTCCTGTTCTTTTGCCAATAAACAATCTACCGGACATTCCTCTAAAACAACAAAGTCAAAATTTATCTCTCCATATTTATTCCATGCATTTAATAAATGCCTCGCCGGATGAGTTCCTTTCCTGAGCCTGTATCTGTGTTGCCTCCATCGACTAGCAATATCAACAGAAGAGCCTATATACCTTTTATTGTTTATTTTATTTATAATTGCGTAAATTCCGCTAATCATCGGTTTCCTTTAGGGTAACTATGATTTTTTCACCGCCGGAAGTTACATCAATCCTGTCTTTTGTTTTCCCAATAGTTCTATCAAGTATCTCGGTTGCAGCCGCTTGCTTAATGCGCTCATCACGATTTTCTAATCCCTTTGTCTTTACAATAGCCGCCTGCTCTGCCGCGTCCTGCAATATCATCAAAGCCCTTGTTGCTGTCTCTCGTTTTAGGCGCTGAGCAATATCATTCAGCTTTTTACGCTCTTCAGTTGACCATGTGTAAAACGACGCCTTTGCAATTCCGGCGTCCAAATATCCCTGCCTATCAGAATTAACCTTTGACCGCGCCACAACATAGGCAAGGCGATTGTCTTCAAGTTGTTCTAATTCAGCCCTCAAATTGTCCATAGAAGTATGTTTAAGGTCTAATTTTGGCTATCTTCCAAAACAGCCACTATTCTTACCATTTTGCCCTGCCACTTGCTGAACCTTTCCATAACAGCGGGCTTAAACGGCTCTGGCACGTTTAACGTCAAATTTGCGGAGTAATCCGCCATTGTTTTTAATGAGCGCACTTCAGCCGTGAACTCTATTGCAACCTGTTCTTTTTCACCCATTCATCCGCTCCGATCCGGCAGTCCCGTAGGGTAAAGGTTTTAGTTTCGCGGGGAGTGACACCCCAACATGGTGAGGCACATAGCCTGATTGTGACCCGTGTGTCGGACTGCCGGACTGGAAAGGAGGAGAAATGATGCCTATCCCACGCCACCGCCTGATATGATGCTCTTCCCAGCATCATACAGACCTGAAGCGACAAGACCAAGCGCCAACCCATAGATCACAGCCGCGAACCAGCCAGCAAAATCAGCCGGGAGCGCAATCGATATTTGGTAGGCAATACCAGCAATGACGCCGATTAACAAAGATGCGACATTCAGAGCCGCGCCCTTTACGCCGAAGCGCTTGATCCACTCGACAAGTCCGATTACGACAAGTACCAGCGGAATTCCTGCAACAATTGCATTTGAAAAGTCCATATCATCTCCTGTTAGTTTATTTCTACTAACAGGATAAACCAATATTTACCAGAATACAACCTGTCAATTTAGGACATTTTTATTTTAATAATTTCAACCATCTTTGAAATAGGTGAGTTTTCGAGTATTATCAGTCTTGTCCACTCGGATAAATTTAACCCTTTTACCTCTGCACATATTTTCATCGCTTCCACCTGCGACGGGGTAAACCTGATACCCACTAACGAGCTTTTGTTATCTTTAGGCCTATTCATAAAACCCATTGCCGTGCCTCCTTGCTCTTTGTTATACATAATAAGGTAACTTAAATATGCTAAACAAACAATACCACTCTTTGCGTCAAATTGCAACCTGTCATTTTAGGACATTTTCATTGATCAGCCCCGCCATTGTAGCCACATAAACCGCGTGAGGCATCGAGTATGTCGAGCATTTTCGCTTTATTCCGTTCTTGTGAAATCTCACGGTTCGCGGCGATATTCCCAGCTCCAGCGCGATCTGGTCATCCGTTTTCCCATTCGCTATTGCCGTGATAACCTGTAATTCACGCGGAGATAGTTGGACAGATTCAGTCATTTTACCTCCCTACACTGTGGCGGACTGTCAATCAATTTTTCAACTTCTTCCAGCCAATTCTCACCATAGCCCTTATCGAAGACAACGCTAGCATGATCCAAAATATAGCGCAGAACAATCTTAAGTTTAAGGCTTTCGTCGCGAAGTAGCTCATTTTCGGCTGTCAGTTCGTTCTTTTCTGTGATGATCCGGTCGATTAGTTTGCTTAGTATGAAAGAAGAATTATTGTTACCCATTAATTTTTCCTTTTCTCCGCAATAGCGCCACCAACAATCAAGACTCCTCTTCAACCCCCACGAAAAACTCGGCTACGAATCGTTTGGTTTCATCTTCAAGCAACTTTCGCCATGTCATCACCATTTCGGCGAATTCCTCAGTAACCAGTATTCGATCTTGAAACTTTGCATTGTCAATTTCGAATTTTTTATTCATTCAGTCACCAAAAAGCAAAAACGCGCCGATCGCCATAATAGTGGCAATTGCTACTATGACCAGAAACAGAATAACGATCATAATAGTTGCGATAAGACCCTCTTCCAACAACAGCCATCCGAACAAAAGGATAACTGGAAAAAGCAATAAAAACATCCCCAGCCAATTCTTTTTACTCATTTCACCTCTCTACACTGTGGCGGCAGGAACGTGATAATCCGCTTATGCCTGCTCGAATACACTGCGATCATCCCATCAACGCGCCATACCGTTCGCGTATTAGATGTGCGCTGAATGAACTCCGCCTTTCCGTTCTGAATCTGCCTGACCAATCGCCAGTAGTAGTCTCGGTTGAGCGAGACATTGTAACGCTCTTCCGCTCTGGTTTTGGCATGCGCGGTCATGTATTGCGCGGCGGTGGTCACCTCGCCCTCCATATCTCCGTCTCAAAGTCATACCTCACGACCTCGACCCAAAACACCGCCCGCCTGTGTCCCCTCACGCGGTATTGGTAGGCCGCGCCGATCAACTCGCCCGGATGCTCCGCGGGTATCAAAAGTCGTCATTCAGCTGCACCAGTTTCCCGTTGCGCTCCATCAGCACGTTGTAACCGATGTACCACAACTCTGTCGCAGTCTCCCACTCAACTAGCACACCGCCTTTGGTACTCGTTGCCGTCACATCCATCATTGTCACGCAACAGGTATCCTCTGCGCTCGCAGTTGCAGGGAATATGAGAATAAGCACTAATACGATAAGAATTAATCGCTTCATTTTTCCTCCGGTGGTATGATTTCTCGATAATGTGTAACAGTTTGTGCCACCTGATAAGGTCTTTCTAACCCGTAAGCGTCCATATCGAAATACCAGCGCGGGTCATCAGGATGCTCTGACGATATAAAGCATTTTGCTATTGCCAACCCGCCCCCTAAACCAAATTCATTCGCCCATATTTCATAAGTTTTATTGTTCTCTGGCAACTCCTCGCCAACCGGAGTCCACCTGCGCTCTGCTTGAAGGCGTTCTATTTCGTCAAGCAGACATTGAACATAGGACGAATCGCTATCCTTATATCGTTTCCGTAATTGCTCATGCAATTCTTTGCTGTATTTCATTTTTCCTCCGGTGGTTCGGGTAATATTGCCTTGCGCCAAAACTTTATCACTCCACTTGCATTCAATACGCGAACATCTTTTCCAGTTCCGCTAAAATACCCATCGTAAAAATCAATCATTTCAACAATTTCGCTATCTTCCGGCAGTTTCTCAGATACCGGAATCCACCTGCGCTCCGCCTGTAATCGCTCAATTTCATCGAGCAGACATTGAACATACGCAGGATCACTATCTTTCTTTCGTTTTCGTAGCTGGTCATGCAACTCTTTACTGTATTTCATTTTTCCTCCAATCCCTCTATAATTGAGTGATGTAGTGTGATGGGGCAAGTGGCGCGATGATTGACAACATATTCGTCGAGAACCAAATCATAATCCGCTTCTATGCCACAGTGAACACAATATTTTATATCACTGGATAGGTCAGAGCACATATAGTGTTTTGCTAGCCTTTCTGCATCGTCTTTCAGTAACGCGATGATCTCATCCTTGCGGGCAGGCTCAGCGCGTAAATTATCGTAGCAATCTATCAACGCCTTTTTTCTCTTATTGAGCAGCCGCAAATAATGGTCTGTTTCATTGTTTTTTGCAGAATTGATGCTGAAATTTACAACTGCATCTGAATAACAATCGAGCAAGTATTCAAAACTTTCGGTAAGGTTATTCATTTTTCCTCCAATCGATTTAATTTTTTTAGCAGACTGGGCTGGACACCCAGACCAATAGCCCTCAGCCATAGTTCCACGCCACCATCAAGAATAAAATCATTGGCATCACATTCTTCTAGGTCTAATTCTTGACCGTCGGCATGGAATTTACGCTGCCACGCGGCGTCATTCTCTGCCTGCCTGATTATAGCCCCTACCAGGTCAATGACCGGATCTCCGAAACGAAAGTATAATTTATGATCTTGTTTCTTGACATATTTCTCATGATCTCTTTCGCGTTGAATTTCGCGTTTGCAGTCCTTGCAAAGAGGTCGCTTTGTGCCCCTCTTGCGAACGGATAACGGCACCCCGCACACAGAACAATACGTATCAACATAATCCGTTTCCGGTGAAAAGAAGTCAAGCATGATGTCAAGGTCTGTCATTGTCTTCCCTTTCGTCAGCGGTAAATAATTATGTTGATCAGCGCAATAATCACAACAACAAACCCAACAATCAGGGCAATAATCATAACGATCGCTAAAACAGCAGCCAAAATAGTTAGATAATCTAAAATGCTCATTTTTCCTCTCTTGTTTTTCTATAAATCCTGACGCCAGCATTCCAATCCTCAACCGCTTCGGCAATTGTCTTTCTATCGCGCGTCATTTCCTTACAAAACGGACACGCCACGAAATAGTGCATGCGGTTTGGCGTTCCGTGAATATAGTGGTGAATAATCACAGGTTTTCCGCCACAATCGCATGGCTTTAAATCAGCCTCATACATCATTCCGGTATTCACTCCTGCTCCTTCCACGCCAGCCACGCCTCACAGATAGCACGTTGAGGATTAGCAGAACGAAATATTTTATAATCACCTAATTGAACTTTTGACACCTGAACGACCCACATCCAAGCGAATGGTTGCCAAAAGAGGTGTAAATCATGGTATTCGTCCTTCATCTCCTCCAGCAACTCACCGCACAACCTCCAGTCATGGGTATAGTCAATCGGCTCCAAATACCAGGTTGACCCGTTACTGTCCTCCCAATGGCTGAATGGCTGTTCAACAATAAACCACCCCTTTGACCTGAATATTGCCTCGTTTATTTCTTTGTCACTCCAACCTGAAAAGTCGGTCATCTCTGCTCCTTTCGCCATATTAGATACGCTATACAAATTGCGCGTTTGGGGGTATCAGATAGGCTATCCTGATTTGAGAGGTATCCAATATCATCGCGCGCTCCACAATACCACCTGTCTCCCCGCCGATTTAGCACGTAATTCGGAATCTCTTCCCATAATTCCCCACATAACATCCAGTCATGTACATAATCAGGTAGATCACCAAAAGAAGCGGACATTAATGTTCCATTTTGTTCATGTTTTACCCAAAAACTATGCTGGGTTTTCTTATATCCTTTCACTTCGAATATAGCCTCGTTTATTTCTTCGTCAGTCCAATTAGAATAATCAATCATTATTTATTCCTCCGTTTTCTCATAAGTTTTTCTAAAAATGTCAGGCTTACACGGATAGATTTCATCTTCTATGCCTTTGATAACATAATCATAAAGGGACGCAACCATTGTTCCTTAACAACTGGCAGTTTGCGGTATTTTGTCATTGTTCCAACTCTCATGCCTCCTCAATCTCAATCCATACGCCAGGTGATTTTCTCGTGATCGCCTTGACAATGTGCAGGTCAACCACCTGAG